AAGGAGAACACTATGCCAATTACGCCGCCTATGGATATAATACCAGGACTTCCAGCAAAGGGAGTTAGTATATTATCAAACAAAGCTAATAAATTAATAAAAAAAATTGGAGAAAAAACCGGAGAAACGTTGCAAGACGCTATCCAATTACCAGATGATTGTAATTGCGACGATCCAAGAATCCATGATATAAAAGATAAAATAGAAGATGCTAAAGAAATGATAGCAAAAGTGCAAGAAATAACAGCTGTTATTAAAAAAGTACATACTGGATTGCAGTCTGCTATGACAACTGCAAATGCAATAAAAGCTGCAACGTTAGCAGTTCCGGTTACCGGTCAAGCTGCTATAGCAGCAGAATTAATGATGGTACAAAATATGACTATTGCAAATGGAGTACAAGCAATAAAACAAATAGATTTTATACCACCAACAATGGAAGCAGGAATGTCTTTAATTAATAACCAATTGGCTAGTATTATATCTAAATTGGGTGGTATATGTAATAATGAAACATTTGATGTTTCTGCAGACGTAGCTAAATCTTTGAATGGTGGTGCTGGTAATGCAGGCGGTAGTGGTGGAGATTGGAGATTGGTATCCGGTAGTGGAGATTGTGGGAAGCCTCTTGGAGTGCCGCCTTCTCCAAAAAGTCCTTATACTGATTCATGTGGTGGAGTGTGGGTTTGGTTTGGTAGTGGATATTACAACCCGGATGGCATTGGTTGGGGTACACAACAAAGCAGAATTGATGATTCAACAATGGGTACAGAAGTATATAGTGATATTAATGTATCAGATGAAGATTTGAATACATATTCTAAAATGATAGATAATTTAGTAAAAAATCAACAAGATTTATTAACATCACTCCAAGAAGCTCCAGCACAATCATATAATGGTACTGAACCTCCAAATTCTAACTTAGGCAAATCAGGAGATTATTATATTGATACTGCAGCTCAAAAAATGTATGGTCCCAAAACAAGTGAAGGCTGGCCACCGCCCGTAAATTATTAATAGTAATATTTATATAAAAGAAGAAAAAAATTATGGAACAGAAAAAATTTATTCAGAGTTTGAGAAGAGTAGTACGAGAAGAGTTGAGGTCTGTTATTAAACAAGAATTGACAGAAATACTACAAGAAGGTTTACAGCCAACAATTTCAGAATTACAACCAACTAAAAAGCCGATACAAGAACAAAGGTCTGTTGTAAAAAATAAAGTTAAATTTAAAAAAAATAAATATTCTGATATTTTAAATGAAACAACTTCTTTGAGAGAACAAGCAAGTATAGGAGATTATGCTTCTATGATGAATGAAGATATTAATATGTCATCAAAAGATGCAATTGGTTTTGGGATGCAAAGAAATGGCACAATGCCAGCAACAATGCAAGATCCGGAGACTGGTAAAACATTACAGGTAGATAGTGTAGTGGCAAATGCTATTACAAAAGATTATTCAGCTTTAATGAAAGCAATTGATAATAAAAAAGGTAAATAGTGGCGTATCAAATTATTGATGTAGATATAAACAGTAACCCAAACTTTGCTATAGGAATTAAATTTCCTTTTAGCGGTAAAGGTATATTCCGACAATCATATACTACAGGAGAACAAGCTTATAGTAATTTAAAAAATTTATTATTAACAATGAAAGGCGAGCGATATGAATTACCAGAGTTTGGAACTGATTTATTGTATGTAATTTTCGAACCAGCTAGAGATGATATTAAAGATCTTATTACTAATATAATTCGGCCGGAAATAAATAGATGGCTTCCTGATATTAATATTACAGATATAAAAATTACCACATATGAAGATGATCCTTCATTAACAAATGAGATTAGAGTTTTAATAAAATTCAAAGCAAAAGGAGATCCAGACGAACAAATATTAGAAATAACAGCTGCAGAAAATGGATTATTACAAGTTGAATAAAAGGATAATTGTATGGAAATAAAAAAAGATGTAACATATCTAAATAAGGACTTTGGGCAATTTCGTAAGAATCTAATTGATTTTACAAAACAATATTTTCCAACGCAATATACTGATTTTAATTCAGCATCTCCCGGGATGCTTTTTTTAGAAATGTCTGCATATGTAGGAGATGTTTTAAGTTATTATTGTGATTCTAATTTAAAAGAGTCAATGTTGAGTCAAGCAACAGAAGCGAGTAATATATATGATTTGTCAAATTCGTTAGGATACAAATCAAAAAATGTAATTGCCGCACATGTTACATTAGATGTATTTCAATTGATTCCAGCAATTGGTACTGGTGACGCTGTTCGTCCCAATTATGATTATGCATTAAATATTAAATCAGGAATGGGTGTAAAACAAGGAAGTGGTAATGTAGAATTTAGAACTCTAGACACAGTCGATTTTTCTACTTCTTCTTCGAATAATCCTACAGAAGTTACTGTTTATGAGAGTGATGATATAACAAAACTTCCTGTTTATTATTTATTAAAAAAACAAGTTCCAGCTATTTCCGGTAAAGTAGTTACTGATACATTTACGTTTTTAGCTCCAAAGCCATACGATAAGATTGTATTACCAAACACTGATATAATTGAAATAATATCAGTTGAAGAATCCGATGGCGATGTGTGGACAGAAGTTCCATATCTAGCACAAGATACCATGTTCGACTCAGTTGTTAATCTATTAGAAAATGATCCTGATTTTGCACAATACAGATCATCTTGTCCATATTTATTAAAATTAAAGAAAACAGCTAAAAGATTTATAACTAGATATCGAACTGATGATAAATTAGAAATACAATTTGGTGCTGGAATTAGTGATAATAATGATGAAGAAATTATACCAAACCCAACTAATGTAGGAAATGGATTATTAGGAATGGGACAAAATTTAGATATGTCGATTGACCCGTCTAACTTTTTATATTCTAGAGCATATGGACAGGCGCCAGCAAATACAACATTAACGATTACTTATACAACAGGTAAAGGAGTTTCTGATAACGTTTCGTCAAATGAATTAACTAAAGTTAATACTATTGAATATCATGAAGATGTTAATTCTATGTCTAATAATTCGCTATTAAATTTTATAAAATCTAGTGTTGCTGTTAATAACCCTATACCAGCTTCTGGGGCTAAATCACGAGAATCATTACAAGATATAAAAAATAATGCATTATCTAATTTTGCAACCCAAAATCGATTAGTAACAAGAGATGATTATATCGTACGTTGTTATTCAATGCCTGGTAAATTTGGAAGTGTTTCTAAGGCATATATAGTACCAGATGATCAAATATCTCAAGGAGATTTAGAAGAAATTAGGATTGAAAATCCACTAGCAATGAATCTATATATATTAGGATTTGATTCATCTAGAAAGTTAACAACATTAAATGATGCCATAAAAACAAATTTAAAAAATTATTTGGATTATTACAGGTTATTAACAGACGCAGTAAATATTAAAGATGCTTTCATAATTAATATTGGAATGGAATTTGAAATAACAGTTAAATCTAATAGTAATTCGAATGAAGTTTTATTAAAATGTATTAATTCAATACGTAATTATTTCAATATTGATAAATGGCAAATAAATCAACCGATTATTAAATCAGAAATTTTAAATTTAATTGCAAATACAAAAGGTGTACAGAGTGTATTAGGAATCACTTTTAATAATTTGTATGACACAACGCAAAATTATTCTGGAAATGTATATGATTTAAATTCTGCTACAAATAAGGGTATTATATATCCGTCGTTAGATCCTAGTATATTTGAAATTAAATTTCCAGACAAAGATATTAAAGGAAGAGTAGTTAGCTATTAAAGGTAAATAATGTTTAAAATAATATATCCAGAGTCAGATGCAACTTTATATGAATCAGTGCCAACAACTAATACCGGTTTAGATGAAATATTAGAAATTGGAAAACGTTTAGGTGATAGTGGCAGTAATTATTATAAGTCACGATCTGTTATTAAATTTGACATGGACGACGTTTCAAGTACGTTAACAAAATATAATGTAAGTCTAACTGATTGTAAATTTATGTTACAATTATATACAACTCACGCAAAAAATCTGCCGGCAGATTATACAATTGATGCTAAATTAATTGGAGATGATTGGACGAATGGTACTGGATACCAAGAATCTAGCACTATTATTGACAATGGAATAACTTGGGACAATCCAAAATCAGGTTCATTCTATTGGACATCAGGGAGCCAACAAGTAGCAGTACCTTCCGGGAGTGCAAGTAGCATTTATATAAGTGGATCAGGAGAAGGTGGCAGTTGGCTATATCAATCTGGGTCTGGAATATATAGTGGTAGTTTAACATTTTATTCACAATCATTTTATACACAACCAGGATTAGATTTATCCGAAGATTTTAGTTATAGACCTACTGATTTAAATATTGATGTTACTGGAGCGGTGAAAACATGGATAAGTGGTTCGGGTGGATTTACTATTCCAAATTATGGCTTTTTATTACAATTTTCTGATGCTGATGAGGCAGATGTTTCAAAAGCTGGGTATGTAAGATTCTTTAGTAGAGAAACCCACACTGTATATGTTCCTAGATTAACAATGTATTTTGATAAATCTAGTTTTAATACAGGATCTTTGGCTGCAATGGATTTAGATTCATATACAGTATATACGAAACTTAAAAAAGAATATAAGGATTCAGCGGTAACTAAACTTAGAATTTATGCTCGTGATAAATACCCTCAAAAATCACCAACTAATTTATTTCCAATGACAACCGTAAAATATTTGCCTAGTAATACTTTATATACATTGAAAGATGCGGCTACAGACGAAAC